CGTCGTTTCCTGGCATGCTTGCTCTCTATGTGGTTATATCAGGTCGGAGTGCCTTGAGTATTCCACCGTCATCTCGACGACGTGCCATCCGAAGTTGGTGTCGTCGAACGGGTTGGCGGTCATTATGTTCAGTTTGTCCCAGTTCCCCGGAGTAGGCGTGTCGAGGGAACGTTTACGATGGGCGTTGACTATGCGCTTCAGTTCCGAGAATACCTCCTCACGTCGGGCACGACCATCCTGCGTTGACGCCTCGATAGCGCACATGGCAGACAGGTCCTCGGAAGCGTGAAAAATGTCCGCGGAAGAGATGTCTCGTTCGCCGGGCTCATAGACGAGGATGTACTCGTTCGAGTTACGCCTGACCTTTTGACGCGCTTTCCCCGTGTCGTCCTCTGTCAGGAGCTCGATTTTGTCCGGCTTGTCGATACCGTTGCCGGGCGAGTCCCAGTTGTTGTCGATGAGGTCTCGCGTCAGCGTCGCCACGTCCCAATCAACTTCGGCCATTAGTCAGGTACACCTCCTTTCCAGTCGCCCTTCCCACTCATGTCGCCGTCCTGGTCGTACTCGCGCATACCCGAACGCTTGAGGAAACCTTCGTCGAACGCCGAGGCATCCTCCTTGTCCGTGTCCACCTTCCTGTCACCCGAGATGATATCTTGCGAGTGCTGGAACGTCAGGTCGGTGATGTCCACGACCGCCTTGTACGGCGCGAGCGGGTCGTTCGAGTTCTCGTATTTCTGCGCGACTGCGTCCGCTTTGTCCTTGCCGAATTTGAGCGAACGCTCAGCGAAGTACAGACCTTCTGTACCACTGTCTCCGATTGAGCGAACGACGACCCATGCTACCTTCCTCTTGTGCTCCTTCTGCGTCACACTACCGGGGTCATCGACGTTCTCGAGGGCAGCATTCTTGAGGCCCGTACTGAGGTCGCCCCACTTGCGTTTGACCCACTCATGAATCGGCTCGAACGGAGGCTCGCTGTCGCCCGCGTAGTCGGTGGGATAGTTGACATACGAGGCGTACTCCGCGGGATACTCGACCTTACCGACGGCATTTGCCGTCTGGTCGATAATGTCCACGGCGTCCTGCTCTACCTCGTACTCAACTCCTGCCATGTCAGTACGTACCTGCGGGGCGGATTTCCTTACGCTTGTCGAGCTTGTCGTATGCCTTTTCCTCGAGACGCTCTGCGGCACGTCCTGGGTCAGGTGCACCGTCAGTGCCGGCGGGAAGGAGGTCGGAATACTGGTCCGTCCACAGCAGTTCGGCGGAAGCGAGACGGGCACAGGCGTTCTTCACGTCACGGGGAACGTTCGGTTGATTCCCGAAGCGATACGTGACACGGACAGCGGGTTCGCTCCATGTCGCGTACCGTCGGTAGACGTAAAGCAGCCCGTTCGTCTCATCAATCCAGTATTCCTGGTTACGCCCTTCATCCTTCGACGAGTCGGAGACCCACTCCTCCCACTCGCTCCCATCCCATATCTCGAGCTTGTCGCCTTCCGCGTCGTCGAGCGGAGAGACGATTTCTCGGTGCATGAGCTTGATGGGCGTGCCCGACCCGAAGTAGTACGGTGTCTCGTCGAGGTCGTGATACTCCTCTTTGACCGTGCGCTCACGCCATGCGTGACCGGTGTAGCGGTCAATCTCGTCGGACATCTCGAGGATAAGTTCATCGACCTCGCTCTTCGTCGGGTCCGTCGAAGCACTGAAATCTCCGTCGATAACGCGGAAGAAACGAGCCACGTCTGACGTGTCGCAGTACCCGACGTCCGAGTCACCTTCTATGAGTCCCATTAGTCGTCACCAGGTCTGCCCCGATTATCGTTCGGGAGGTTTGCTTCGCGGATGAAGTCATCCGGTTCAACGCCGTTCTCAACGAGGTACTCATCCACCTTACCGGTGTCTACCTCGTCGTTCGTCCTGACAACGGCACGCAGGACGGTGATAGTCGAGACGAGGAGATGCTTCGTCTCGATAACCTCATCTCGAATATCGCCTGCCATCTTCTGCAACTTCGTCTCAGGCAGCCACGTAGGCGAGTACACCTGGTACAGGACCCACAGGAAGAACAGCGTAAACACCCCATACTGCGAGATGAGATGCTTGATTATCTCCCCGGGGACCACCATGGTCAGACGACCTCTCTGAACTCTCGTCCCGGCCCGTTCCAGTTCCCGAAGTACAACCATGCGCTCACGGTCAGGTCACTACCAGCACTGTCAGTGAACTCCGTGATACGAGCGCGGAAGTGCTCCGCAGGAATACCGTGGGCGTACACGAAGGCAGCATACGTACCGTCCCCGTCCGAGTCGACGAAGTCGGTCTCGTCGAGCCCGATTCTCTGCGTATTCCCAGGTCCACTCCCCGCTTGAACGATTGGGCCGCCGTACTGACGGTCCGCACCATCAGCTTCTGCTTCGTGTGCAGCATCAACGACAAGCGTAAGCGTGTCGCTTCCCGGGTCGAGGCCTTCAGCAATCACGAACAGCCCGATACTGTTGTGACCGCGGGACTCGAAGTCCGTCCCGACCTCCGCCCCGGTCGCGTCGTTGATGGTACGACACTTATGCTGGCGAGGCATGGGTTATCACCGACCCATGCAGACGACCGTGAGCGTGGCCCCCTCGTCGCTGTTCGACGGGACCTCGGTGAGCGAGTCGTCGGTCGTGCCCGTCCCGTCGTTTGCCTGCTCATGCAGGCGGATTGCTTCCGCGCTCTCGTCGTAGCTTGCGACGACTCCAGTGCCATCCTTCACCTCAGGCATGACCGCCTGGAACCGACGCATGCTGACGTCTGCGGGAACGAACGATTCTCCGTCACCGGAACCATCGTCGTCGTAGTTGGTGATGTCCACCTCGACGAACCGCGTGGTGACGGCTCCCATGTACTCCGTTTCGTCAATCGTAACAGTGTTCGTCATGTCGTGTTATCTCCTTGGTTATCGCTGGTATTCTATCTGTTGTGCAAGCTCGTCCGCCGCTTCGGCGAGTTCTGCTTCGAGCTCCTCCTCCGACTGGTTCGCCTGAATACCGCGCTCCTTAGCGAGTTTCTGCTTGTCGCGGTAATCGAGCGACGAGAGCGCCTCTTTGACCGACGAGGCCGCTCCCGAAGTCGCGCGAGCGATGAGGCCCGCAGGCGTCCACTGAACAGCGAAGGACTCGTGCTCGTCGAAGTAGGCGGCATCCTCGACGTTTTCCACGGCCACTCGGTGCACACCATCCGTGTAGTGCTTGAACGTGTAGTCGTTCCGCGTAGCTGGCACTGTATGCGTATGCACGCGAGCGCCTGCCGTGTGCCGAACCTTCGCCACCTTCATAGATTAAAACCTCGTGAGAGGTTTACTTGAGGTCGCGCACCTTCGCGTGAGCCGCGGGGTTCGTACAGGTGAGCTGACCGATGGTGACGAACGCGCCCTCGTTGGTGAGCGAGTCGACCGCGAAGGGGTTGTCGTCAACGTCGATACCCGTGCTGTAGAACTGCGTGGGCAGCAGGGTCTTGACGAACATGGTCTCCGAGTCGACCAGGTAGACCCGCGAGAGGTCGTCCTGGATAACGTCGTTCGACTCGAAGATGGGAATCGTCTTGTACGACTGAGTGATGATTCCCACGTCGTCGCCGGGGTTCGTCTGGACACCGTTCATCCCGACCTGCGTGCGAACAGGCTCGAGGCGCTCCTTCCCGCCGACCTCCTGCTCGAGAATCTTGTAGGTGTCGTGGCCAGTCAGCCAGAAGTACCCGTCGTCCTGCACCGGGTTCTTCCCGCTGTTCTGCTTCACCTGCTCGATGGCGTCGTCCAGTTGCGAGATGGTGAAGGAACGGCTGGTGCCGCCGTTCTCGAGAACGTTCGACTCGAACTCGTTGTTCGAGCGGTCGAACCCGTAGACGTCGTTGTCGTCGGGCGCGGACAGGAGGCTCGACTCGGCGCCATCGGAGATGACCCGGTCGATGCTCTCCATGTTGTCGTTCGCGGGACTGTCCGTGTCCTCGAGGAGCTGAACGTTGATGTCTTTCGGGTGCTCCCCCATGCCCGTCTGGTGCTCCGTGCCTTCACCGTACCAGCGACGGAGGAAGTCGAACGGGTCGTTGAGGTCGTCGTCGTCAGTCTGCGCGAGGAGCTGCTTCTCCTGACTGACGTTGAACGTGTGAACGATGGACGCGGGGTCCTGCTCGTACTCGTCGATTTCCGGGTGGATGGTGTCAGGCAGAGTGCCGCCCTCGCCAACACCGCCCTCGCCGAGCGTGCGGTTGCTGTCACGACCAGTGACGATACGCTCCCCGGACTTCGTCCAGGCGCGGTTCTCGAGCAGGGCGAACAGGTTGGCCTCGCTGTTGAGCAGCGAGAAGACCTCCGACCCGTAGACGACGTTACGGTACCCGGCGTCCGTAGTGTCGAGAAGGTTGTCCGCCTTCGACATTCCACCCGACTGCTTGCGCGTGTACTTCGGGTAGAAGTCGTAGTAGTAGTCTATCATGTCGTAGATGGTGTGAATCCGGCCATCCGCCTTGCGGAGTTTGCCCGGATTCTCACCCTTCGGACCACGGGCCTGCGTCTTGTAGAGGCCCTGCTGTCGAGACGCCTGCCCGCCGTCGCCACCTCGCTCAAGCTGTCGCTTGGCGAGGTACTTGCGGGCCTGCGTACTCTTCATCAGCTTCTGATGCTTGCCGATTTGTGCCTTGGCGAGCTGCACGCCGTTCTCGGTGATTTCTCCCATTTGTGTTACCTCGTTCAGTTGTCGTAGAGCTGCTGGGCAGCGGGACCGACCTGGTCATCCGTCGCCGGGTCGTCCTCTTCATCCCAGGACTTCTGCACCTCCTCCGTAGGACCGGAGGGGGAATCGAGGACCATCTCGTCGCCGAAACGCTCCTCAATCATCTTTTCCACGTCGTCCTCGGTGAGGCCGTCCTCATCCGAAGCAGACGCTTCGACCGGGTTACCGGGTTCGCCCTCTTCGGGCTCGTCGTCGAGGTACTCGCGGACGGCCTCGTAGAGGTCCTCCGGGAGCGCCTCCTCCAGGTCACTGTGGTCGTAACCCTTCATCTCCTCGTCGTCGTCCTCATCCTCTTCAGGAGGCTGAGGCGGTTCGTCGCCGCCCTTGTCCTCGGGTTCCTCCTCGGGCGGAGCAACCTCGTCGTCCACTTCGGGCTCGTCCTCGTCTTCGTCTTCGGGCGGGAAGTCGTCACCCTTCTCCTCGTCGGGTGCGTCTTCCTCGGGCGGTTCCTCGGGTTCCTCGTCGTCACCCTTCTCCTCGTCGTCCTCCGGTTCGGGCTCCTCGTCGTCACCCATGCCTTCTTTGACGACCTCCTCCGCCGTCTTACGTGCGATACTCCGAACCTCGTCCTTACCGAGCGTCTTCTCCTCGATAAAGGACTCCAGTTCGTCCTTGCTGACGATGTCCGACTTCGAGGCGAGGTCGTCGTCGGGAAGGGCCTCGTCGACCACGTTCTTGAACTCCTCACGAACGTCGTCGAGCGAGACCGTTTCCTGCTGAGTCTCCTCGTCCTCGTCGGACGGGTTGTCGTCGCTCATGTTTTTGACTATCTGAATCTGTCCGTTTGCGTGGATGCCTGCGGAGCCTCGGGTGCCTTTACTCACGCCCGCCTGGACGCTTTCTACGTTGTCACCTTCATCGGTGCGAGCATCACCATCCGCCTTGGAGACGACGCCGAACTTCGCCTTCTGATTCATCCCCTCTTCGCAGAGAGTCACAGCGCTCAGGTCGAGCTCTTTAATGTCGTTGACGACATCTCCTTCCTCGTACTTCGTAGTAGCAACGAGCGACTCGCCGCTGATACTGTACGAGTCAATTTCTCCGCTCTCGATGTCTTCCTGGACCTGACGGGATTGCCGCGTGTCGTCCCAGACCTTGCCTGCGACGAACAGCGACGGTTCCATGTCGTCCAGTTCGAGAACGTCCGTGGGGAACTCGTTTCGAGTGAACGTCTTACCGTCAACCTCGACGGTGATTTCTTCGTCCGTCTCGAAGTTCTCAAGAATTTCCCCGACAAGTTGGTCACTGTGTTCCAGCGAAAGACGCTGGCGACGCAGGAGTTGAGGTAGCGCGTTCTCGAGGGCTTCACCGCGGATACGGTCACCCTCCTTGTCCACTACCTCGACAGAAGCAGGACCCCAGATAACCATGTCGCCATCGTCGCCTTTGAAGAGAGGCATAATGCCCGTTGTCGATTCCATCTTGAACTTAACTGTGGGCAGGTCGTCACTCGACTTGTCCACCGTCACGTTCTCCTCAGAATCAGTCTCTTCATCGTCCTCGTCCGTTACATCGTCGAGCGCGCGATTGAACTCCTTGAGAAGTGAATCGACGTCCGACTTGTACGTATCGAGGAGGTGCTCTCGCCCCTCTTTCGTTTTCTCCGATGGGTGATAACCGCCCCACTGTCCAGTGAGGGTGCGATAAGCGACCGCCTTCACGGCGTGGTTATCCGCGTTCTCTGCAAGCTTGGACACAACGACGACCGAGGCCGCCTCGTCGTCCGTTAGTGTGTCGTCGCCATCCAGCTTCTG